AGTAATCATCATCGCACACTATTTCAAGACGTTCGACTAGTTCAGGGTGTTTAGATAGCTCTACGGGTTCATTGACTTGAGTAAAGTATGGTAATTCGTTTTCCATTTAGCTCAACGTAAGTAAATTCATAAATCAATAATAATCGGTTCAAATCGGACTCACATTAAACACAACTTTCATGGGATTGACTTCTTTTTTGAATTATCGTTGAAAACTCTGAGACAATAAACATTTAAATTTCAATTAAAATGCATGAAAAGATTAACATCCTATTAGATTTGGATAACACATTGATATCATCTTTATCAAAAGAAGAGGAAAAAAATATACACAAACCAAGAATGAAAAAATTTCGGTGGGAGTCGATGGAGAACGTGTATAAAGTATTTGAACGTCCAGGATTACAACCTTTTCTTGATTTCTTATTCTCACATTTCAATGTGAGTATTTGGACAGCGGCTTCCAAATCGTATGCTTTATTCATCATCGACAAATTTATTCTAGACAATCATCCTGAACGAGTTCTTGACTACATATTTTTCTCACATCATTGTAAACGCTCCAATAAGATCAAAAAGACTCAGAAATCTATCGAAATTCTCAAAGATCACTTCAAGCTACACGAGTACAGTCGAAGTAACACTTATATCATCGACGACCACCCTGAAGTGTTCAAATGCCAACCCGACAACTGCATACAAATCAAGCCTTTCGAATTCACAGACAGACAGTCGTACAACGATACAGAACTTATCAGAACCATCAAACCAAAACTCGAGACTATACTTTCGCAACACTCTTGAATCGGCGGCAGGCATCATGTTTACTCTCATCTTTTGGTTATATACAGTAATTCATGACATTAATGTCGTGAATAAGCATAACTCGTTAAAGTAAAAATATTTATTTCTAGAGGTCTCATTTTGGATACTTCCGAACAGCTTCTTTTGCCTTTCTCTCCTTCCTTTCTCGAACAACTAAACTCGGCCTATGCTTGGCTATCACTTCTTTAACTACTGACAACTTATCCGTCCTATTTTTATGTACTTTCAATTTATCAAACAATTCTTTTTTAGTGATCTCAGTCTGACTTACTGGCAATTTATTCAATAACGTTATCAGCATCTCTCTCAGCTTCTCGACTTCTCCATCTTTCAAAACCACAATCTCTCTTTCCTCTACTTCTTCCTGTTCAGTTTTCATCCACGTCTCAATGAATTTAGGAACAACTGCTTGAGAGCCTTTTTTGTTTAATATATTCAGAATAAACTGTTCTAACTTCTTATTAATTTCATGAACCTCATCAGATAAATGGTCACAAAGATATGAAACAATGTACTCAAGATCTGGATAGTACATCACGTACATTTCTTTTGACTCTTTGTCTCTGAATCTTTTAAGAAGACATTTAAGACGTTCTTCAATCTGTCTATATTCAATAACGTTGAATATAGCAGTATAGCCAAACATGTCACCTACTGCACGACAAGAATTATAAGTGGCTAAGCGGCTTTTGAGATACTTCTCAGCCTGGACACCGCCAACTTTGAATCTATTTTGCTTGGCGTAGCTTTGAGATGTAGCGATGTAGATAACTTGAGTTTGTTCTAATTGGGAATTGGAGATGGCGAATTGCTGTAGAGTGAGAGCTCGTTCTTCGGCTTCTTCTATGCGTTGTTTTTGTTCTTCAAGTTGTTTATTTTGTTGATCTATTTGTTTGTTCTTTTCATTAATCTGTCGAGTTTTTAATTCAAGATCTTTTTTATAAAGCTCAATGAAGAAGTAATTGACAATTTTGCTACATTTGAAGTAAAAAGCAGGAGATATCCAAGAAGCTATATCAAGAATAAATTCTTTTTGAACATATTGACCTGTAATTTGTTTATTTAAAACATCTTTATTATCGGCTTTTATCTCATAAAAGCCGCCGTGCAGATCTGCACGGCGGCTTTTATCACTGTTTTGAGCAAAAAATGCTATCAATTCTTTAGCTCTATCCAATCTTGACCAAAAACGAAATTCCTTTCCTCCATCCATACATAATTTAGTTGCATTGAAACATCCTGTATTCTTGTCTATAACGATTTTAAATTCACCGAATTTACCGTAGTAAAAGTTATCTTTTATTTGTTCGTAGCAAATGTCATTTAATGATGTGCTTGCACCTTCGTTAATCATGTTTTATTTATTAAATGATTTTAAGGCTTTGCTTTCAATTTTACATAATCAAAGTAACACTTATATCATCGACGACCACCTGAAGTGTTCAAATGCCAACCAAATGCCAATTTACAGACAACGATACAGAACTTATCAGAACCATCAAACCAAAACTCGAGACTATACTTTCGCAACACTCTTGAATCGGCGGCAGGCATCTCTCAATTTCCAACTTTTGTCTTAATTTCCTCTTTTTGTCTTTTTTAAAAGAGGAAATTCAAATGTGAATTTAAGTGTGTTTTGAGTGATTATTGTTTGAGCAGATAATTAATATAGTTCGGTTTGGATTGAGTCAACAGATCATTAATTCTGCTGATTGTGGTTTTGAGACGAGATTCTATGTATGCTTTGTGGATTATACTCTGCAGAACGTCTTTTTCTAATTCAGATATATCTATTTGTTTTTTATCTACATAGTATGTAATGTACTTTTGATGTAAATCGTAACAAATGTTGTATATATCGGTTTCTATTTCTTTAGATGTGTGTTCGTAATTGTATAATTCGATAAAAGCTTTGAACTCTTTTTCAGTAAATTCTGTAGAAACTCCATATCGACGTAATTGAAGATATCTAAACTTTAAGCTAGGTATATTAGCGCGAACTTTGAATAGATATTTGTATCTGATCGGACTATACTTGTAATGAATATCTTCATTGTTTGTTGCAGAGTCCTTATATATTATTATAAATCCTTGATGGTGTTCGATATTGCATTTTTCGACCGCGTTTTTTATCTCTTCTACTGATGTAAATTTCAGTTCTTTTGGTTTATCGATTACATTCTTATCTAACTCAACAGTTTCATCTAAATTAAGCACGTTGTCTTCGTTGAAAGTACCTACGTGGTAAATAGTAGGTCTAGGTTCTGCCTTACACACAATTCTTTCTTCTTCAGAAGGCTTGAGAAGGAACATATATTTGTACTTCGGGTTTAAATTGCGCTCGTAAACCTTATTCAAAAAGTCTCGATTTCTATCGTTGATTCTTTGAATACTTTCATTGAATAATTCATCGTCTTTGACTTCTTCTTCGTATAATTCATCTAAAATTTCGCGAATAGCATCTGTAAATCGCTGTCCAAATGTTTCATATTTTGCAGCCCATTTACTTCTCATTGCATCTAATTTGCGATTTGTTGATGTATACCAAACGCCGTTAATATTAAATACACGAATCAAAGTTCCTTCATGTGCTTCGAATACACGACATTTACTTAGGTCAAGTGTCTCTAGCATATCATCTTCCAGTTCAATCGATGTTGGAAAGCCCTGAAAGAAAAGTGTGTCTTTTACGAACACATATCCTCTAATATTGATCGGATGCTGAGTGTTTTTTGTTGTTTGTAACGTATTGTAATTTCCACAGAACAAAGAAACATTGTTCGATTTATCCAAATCTGGTTTTTTAATATTGCTTTTCAGCAACGATGATAGTGAAATCGTCATTTTTTGTAATCCTGTATATTTTCTTAACTCAAAAATTCAACTTTTAAAAGTTGAATTTATATTTGAATTTTTGAGTTAACAATTTATTTGAGTATAAAAATGATTAATCGACAAAAGTCTCTGAACGTCGGACAAACTTACGCAAACGCTGTCAATCCAGGTTTGTGTAAACCATACAAACCATTCTTGAACAGTAGATACAAACATTTTAGACATAGCATGTTTACCGCTGGAGACGTAGATCAATTCAACTCTTTGAGAATACGTAAAGATCTCAAAAAGAGAAAGGAGCCATCTCTAGACAATACAATACTTCCGACTTTCAAACACTGGAACAAATACCACTCGTTAAGCTCGCGCGCTGTCTCCAACACCTTCAATTACGTCTTCCACAAGCTTAAAAAGGGCATCTTTGTGAGAATCGCAAATAACAAACTAGAAACGTTCCTCCCGTTTTCCAACGCGCAATACAAAAATGAATTTGCAGATCGCATCATGGCTAGCCCGAATTGGACTAGCGTGCAGGAGTTTCTCAACTATATATCAGACCTGTCTGGATATAAAAGACAGTTGCATCTCCCTGTAGACGAATGGGTTGCCAATAATGCTCTTGTGAGGTATGAAAATAGTAAGTTTGAGAGCGATAACAACGTTCTCATCTTGCATAGCATGTTCACTACACTATGCGCGCAAAGAGAATTGCCCGACGTTGAATTTTTTATCAACCGACGCGATTTCCCTCAACTCACTTTGAACGACACAGAGCCCTACAATCACATGTTCGGAAATTCTCAAAAACTGCTTTCGCATAACTACGAACAGTACAGCCCTATTCTGTCCGGATCGACGACCAAAGGGTACGCGGATGTAATTTTCCCGACATTTGAAGACTGGGCCAGAGCAGTATACCAAGAAAGCGGTGATGTATTCCCTAATTTATGTAAAACATATCCAGTTATTGAGCAGATACCATGGGAAAATAAGATACCTAAAGTAATTTTCAGAGGAGCTACCACAGGTGTAGGTGTTACTAATGATACTAATCAGCGTTTGAAAGCCTTAAAGCTAGGAGAACAATATCCTGATCTGTTTGATATAGGCATAACATATTGGAATTTACGAGCCCGCAAAAACCAGCACAGTATCTACTTGCAGACAATCGAAAGAGATTCGTATCCTGTGGCTAATTGGTTGTCATTACAAGAGCAGTCAGAATATAAGTATATTCTGACTTTAGAGGGACACGTAGCTGCTTATCGACTCTCGTACGAACTATCTTCGGGCTCTTTAATTTTGCTTGCAAAATCAAAATGGACTATGTGGTATTACGCGGGAATGGGATTTGAGGCGTATACTCATTACGTTCCTGTCGAAGAAGACTTGAGCGATTTGGTCGAGCGCGTACAATGGTGCATGAAAAACGACGACAAGTGTAGAAAAATCGTTCGCAACGCAAGATCTTTCTACGAACGGTATCTAGGCACAGCTGGCATTCTCAATTTTTTGCAAAATCAGCTCTGGCAGATTAGCAAATGGACAGGAACGTACAATTATCTTCCTGACTTAAAAGAATGGATGGTGAACGATGAGCAATCGCAGATGGAAAAAGAGTTGAAGTTAGTGTGGACAAACGAGCAATTTAAGTACGATTTACCAGAAGGGCCCGGATACCCCAGGTGTATTGGGAAGCTCGATGGCATGATGTATGTGATGAGATCGAAAGCGCTAAGCGACTTGAAGTTCTCCAAAGTCTTGTTTGACAGCGTGAATAGTAAGAACGAGGTGTACCGAGTCAACAACTTCTCCGTGTTACGGAAACACGCGAAGAACAAATTGAAACAGCTTGAGAATGTGCACGAAAATTACATCGGCATCAAAAGCATTAACAAGTTAATTGCTAAAGTCCCAAATTTTGCATACGTCTTCGGACCACTCAAAGACTCCAATGATGTGTACGTGGAATACATTCCGAGTATATCCTTGTTAGATTGGATTAATTCTTCATCATTCAATGTGACAAAGCTTATTTCCGTAATCGTCCAAATAAATTTAGCGTT